GGGTACTCAAACCCACAACGGTCACAAATTGCTTTTGCGTATTTTCCAGATACATATTTCATCGTATAAACGTATAGTAGTCGCGGCTAGGGGTTAAACTTAAACTTGCTCTATCTCTATCTTCAGCGGCTGCTCTTTCAAACTCTTCTTCATATACTGCTTTTAAAATTTGAGTTCGTTGTGGAGCGCGTTTAAGAGAAATATAATAAGCTAATCCTGCAGACAAACATGGGTAGAATCTAAAAGGTACATCTACCGTGTTTTGTGGGTTATCTACATCATCTATTCTAGTTAATTTATCATATACTAATGTGTAAGTATTATTATCTGGAGTAGGCCACAGTTTTATAGAAGGGGTAATTAACCTATCTACATAAAATTGGGTAGGTCTAGAAGAGCTGTTTTTAGTAGCAATATTAATGTAAGCATCTCTACTAATTCTACTTATAGCAACATCTGTTTGCCCTGAACCTGTTCCTGTTCTAATAACAGCAGACAATACATCAATAGTTGATTGTATTGGTGTTAAAGAAACAGCAGCAGAAACGGTGGTGGATGCCCCACTTGTTCCACCTGTTACCGTTTCCGTTGCAACAAATGTTCCTTCGGGTGTTGTGATATCTATAGCAGTGCTAGAGCGGATATTTGTGATGCTTGCTGTAGCTCCGCTAGTGCCTCCTGTTATTGTTTCTGCTACTGAAAAAGAGCCACTAGCCGCAACTGTCATAGTGAGTGTTCCGGCAGGGTAAATAGCAATTCCTGATGCAAGAGGCAAAGTAGCTTGCTCTATTGTCCACCTGTTTAAACCTCTATTAGCCCAATCAGCAAACAATAAATTTAAAGACCTACGCGCACTCGTGAGGTCGTATCCTGTACGCACTTCGAGGCCGCATCTTTCAAATGCTTCCTCGACGTACTCAGCTACATCAAGCTCAAAATCACTAGAACCAGAAACTGCCATAAATTACACCTTAACTGTAAGGGCCTTTGACTACACCGCCTTTAGCCATTTTCTTAACACGACCACCTCGGGCCATTTTCTTAGGCATTGATACTTTACCGCCACGAGACATTTTCTTAGGCATTGATACTTTGCCTCCACGAGACATTTTCTTAGGATATTTCACTTCTCCTCCTCCTCTTTTTTTAACTGGTGGTGTTGGTTTCTTTTTTGGTTTAGGTGGTGGGTCTTTTTTAACAGGCCCGTTTCGTTTAGATTGTTTTTCTAACTCTTCTAAAGTTTTTTTGTCTTTGCCCATTTCTTCAAATTTTTTATTTCTCCGTGCCTCTTTAGCAGACTTTGGTTTCGGGGCCATTATGCTCTCCTTGTTCTAATGCGTTTAAATGCTCCTTTTTTAGGAGCACCTTTCTGTCCAACCTTCCGCATTTTTTCACCGCTACCTGCAGCTATCCTTTTCTTTTTTGCATTGATATTAGCATAAAGTCCAGGAGGTTTTTTGCGTCCAGATTTTTTAATTTGTTGTGCCATTTGGTTTCTCGATATAGTCATTAAATTAATTTATCTAAAGCAGCAGCACCGATAATTAAAACAACAATGCCCCACATTCTTATGTCTAATTTATCCAACACTTTTTCTATATGAGAGTATCTTCTGTCGCATTCTGCTTCATGTTTTTCTAGCAACTTCAATACTTCTTTTGCATCCATAGCTACCATGCCTTACACGACCAATATCGCGCACTGAATTTATCTTTTGCAGTAGCGCAATTATGCCTTGCTCTAAATGATTTTCTTCTAGCAGGTTGGTCTTTTTTAATAGACATATTAGGGTCTCCAAACCGCACTAACTTTATTTCGTTACCTTTTTTAGCTAGAACAGCTGACTTTTTTGGCCCATCTGGTGTTCTTTTCGGTTTATTAAAACCTGAAAAAGACATCCCACGGTAAGTTATTCTACCAGACGGGCTTCTTTTGACATCTTTCGTAGTAGCCATAGGGTTCCTTACGCATAAAATATAGTCATAGCAGTGATATTTGTTGCTGTCGCAACATGAATATCGTCAGTAAACAGCACTCCTTCATCTGGAATATTTACAGAATGTGTTTGGCTTGCTGTAAAATCTAAGTCTAAAAGGGTGGAACCTCCATTGCCATCAGAAAAAGTTAGCCGACCTGCTGTTCCTGCTACCAAAACTTGAACCTGACGCAACCGAGCACGACCAGTAGAGGCCGCGCCTGTTCCTGTCAAGCGTTTGGCTTGTACGTCTGAGTTTGACATATAAGGCTCTCCTTACGATGCGTCAGAAGAACTAGAGATACCGAAAAATTTCAGAACAATTACTGTGTCTCCTCCAGGATCACCAGAAAGAACTATCTCAACTTCATCTGCTGTAGCACCACTAGCTGCTGTTGTATAACCAGACATACCGAGAACACCATTGCATCCAAAAAATCCTTTGAATCCAGTAGAGTTTACTGCTGCAGAAATACCATCTACATAACCGTCTGTATCAGCATCTGTACCAATATCATTTAGGTTAACAGCATTTGAAGATGCAGTGGTTACAGCGACAGTTACACCCATTGGAATAAAATTAGAGGGAATACCAATAGCAGACTCTTTACCCGTAGTAGCACCATCAGCAACTGTGATTGTTGCCTCGTACGTTTGTAGAGTCATCGTGCTAGTGACAGCACCTGTTGTTGTATTTTTAGTTATATCTGAAAAACCGTTTTCGGAACGCACTGTTCCTGAAAAAGTAGTATTAGCCATATGTGTTTCTCCTGTCTTGGCTAGTGTCAGTTACACGATGTAACTGTCAGGGATAAATTAACGTACACAAAAAAACCCCCTTACACAAGGGGGTTGATATTTAAATAAAAAAGGGGGGAATAACCCCCCTTAATATTAAGCGGCTCCAGGAGAACCAAATACACATCTAGGGTCTGAAACCCCAAAGCTGTATCTTTCACGAGCTTTATAACGAGCATTGCCTGTATCGAAATCACCTTCCATAGAAGTTTTGATTGCGCTACGCTCAAAATGTTTAAAGCCGTTAGGAGCATCTGTTTTAATGAAAAACGCATCCGTATCGGTTAGGAAGTGGTTTACCACATAACCTTCTGGGAGCATTCCCATATTACGAACAGCGTTTATATCATTGTCTGCTGTTGCAGTACGAAGATTAGAAGCCATCAACCTTTCAGCTACAAACTGAAGTGCAGGTGGAATAATCATCTTACGGCCTTGCAGAGCAATTTTCAATCCACGCTCATCAATAAAAGCAGAAATATCTATTAGAGACTGCTCTAGTGATGTTTCGTTAAGATCAGCTGCTGTTGACAACTCGTTAGCAAAGTTACCACCACCTACAGTTGGATGGTCTGTAGCACAAAGCTCTTTTCCATCACCATAAGTAACACCACTATCAAACGCATTGTTTAGAATAGCGGCGGCTTTAACTTGCTTCGTGTTTGCCATGGAACGAGCTAATGCCTTTGTGTAACGAGAGCTAAGTCGGTCATAGAGGTTATCCTCTACAGCTTCTTCAGTTATCGCAAACGCAAGGGAAATTGTTTCATGGGTGTAACGAGCAGTGTAGGCTTCGTTGGCAGTATCAAAAGAAACTGCTTGTCCTTCACCTTTCACTGGTGCGCTACCAAACCCTGATAACATTACCTCTTCTTCAAACGCTCTGTCTGAAGATTCCGTTTCAAAAATTTCAGCATGTTCATTATCATACCGATCGTATTCCAATCCAAAAAGCGCATGAAGTCCGGGTTCAAGCTCTTTAAGGAGTTGAGATCTTGCTATAGCCATATCATATCCTCCTTAGATTCCGGTTGTAGCTACATGGAAGGGAAGGTTCAATTTAACTAAAGCAACTACACCTGCTGCCGCATAATCAATAGCCTCGACGTCTTTAAATCCGACGATTCTAAAGTTATCTGTTGCAGTAGTAGCTCCTGCCGTAGCCACAGAAAGCTCGCCAATTGAAATATTAGCACTCCCTGTTGTAGAACCAAAGTTAACACCCTCGGCATTTGAATGAATTAGTGCGGTAGCTGTTGCTAAATTAGTTAGCGAAGCATCACACTGAACTTCAAACACTTGCATAGGATCATCATAAACAAACACAGTTGCTTCTGTGCCAGATTTAAGAGATGCCGTTCCAGGATAGTAGTTATTAAAAGTAGGCGTTCCGTCCAAAGCAGTATACTGACAACCGCCCATAACACCAAGAATCGCTACCGAACCACCGTCTGCCGCACTTACATCTACAAGACCATTTGTAAGAGGAATCACCATATCGCCTTGATATATTGCGCTTGATGAACCTGCTACTCCAGGAATTTGTATTTTATAAGGCGTCAATCCATTGCCGTTCGGTGTAGACCCTATCTTGTTATGTGGACGAAGACCAAATGGGGAATCAACGTTCGCCATGAGTTTTTCTCCTATTAAAGATTAAGAATCGGATCCATTATCGGATCCACCAAAGGTTACACGAGACTGCCTATCAGGTTTACTAATGGGCATTGATGGATGTTGTTCCCTTAACAAATCATTATCAACGGCTTTCATTTGATCATCTGTTTTATTTTTGAAATAATCGTTCCGTTGTTTGTTTGTTTCAACAGGAAACCTTGCAAGTATCAGACCGCCAACCCCTATTACTCCGGCATGTTTGCCATCTTGTACTGTAGGGGCTTCAAAATCTGGATACTCATCAGCGCGAACAAGTTCAAAGCCTTCGCGAAGGCGGGCAGAAAGGTTTTTTCTATCGTCGTAACCCATAACCGTTTCACGGATCCAACGATGATGATAGCCTTCTGGGGGTGGTGGTGCGTCTAATTGAGACGGGGGTCGCCAAGGTTTAACTCGGCTTTCTTTTTCCCTTGATTGGGAAGAGCGTGGGCTTCTTTCAGACATAGTTATCCTCACGATGTTTGGAGGCGTTGTTTTTGCCTCGCATATTGTTCATAACTTACACCGAGTTTGTCAGCAATAGCAACCTCAGATTTTGTAAGTTTGATTTTTTGTTGTTTTGATCTGGTAGAACCACGGTTTGCACTAGCAACCGCAGGGCCAGAATTACGGCTACGAGCAGGGGTGTTCCCAAACTTATGTGGGAACTCTGTTCGCATTCTTCTATCAACCTCATTATAGTATTCATCACTTTGTGGATCATACCCTTCAGTATCAACCAATGTTTTATGAATACTAAATGCAGTTAATGTCATCGGCTCATCCGTACCAAACCATTCGTTTTTAGAAGCCCACTCAGAGGCTTTAGGGTCTGGAGGTGGAGGCGTTCTTTGTGCCTGTTGCTGTTGGTATGGAGTAAGTTGTTGTGGCTGTTGTGGCTGTTGGGCTTGTTGCTCCCTGTGTGTTTTTACTTGAGCTAATCGTTCAGTATGTACGCCAAGCTCGCCAAGTTTACCTTGCGCTTCAACCTGTGCATCAATATCTCCACGATCTATAGCTTCTTTCAGGGTACTTTTCCAAAGCTCTTTTTCAGCGGTTACTCTGTTTTCAAACTCTGCTACATAAGAATTATCTAATGTACTTGTTTTCTTGCGAACATCATCAAGTTCTTGTTTCGTTGCTTGAGCAAAATCTAAAGCAGCTTTTTCACGGCGTTCTGCTTCTCGCATTTTTGCCGTTAGCTTGCTTATACGTTTTTGTACCCCTTCACTATATTGCTCTAGTTCAGAGGCATCTTTTTCTTCAGGAGCCTCATCAACAACTTCAACATCAGGTTGCTCTTGTTTTTCAGAAAGGTCTACCTCGATATTTTCTTCGTTTTCAGATTCTTCAAACTCTATTTCTTGTTGTGCTTCAGCCATTTTCTACTCCGTCCTAAAAATGCAGTATGTCATCAGGGTCAGTTATACGAGCAATGATTTCATCATCGTTAAGAAGACGAACTTCACCACCTTCTATTTTAAACCGACTACCTGCATACCGTCCAAAAATAACCCAATCACCTTCTTTGCACCAAGGCTCTGAGTTTTCACCAAACTTATCTGTATCTAAATAAGCTAGAGGTCCGACTTTAAGTACATATCCACAAACAGTACCTAATGCTTCTCTTTCTCTTACCTCTGTTGGTACAATAATGCCTCCATCAGTTTGTTTCTTACCTTGGTAGGGGAGTAGTAACACCCTCCACCCTGTAGGTTGAGGCAATCTTTCTAACGCACTATCAGATATTTTTGAAGGGTCTAAAAAACGGTCTTCCGCGCGAACATACGCTTGTTCTAAGGCTCCAACTTTTTTCTTTTCTTTTGGGGGGGCTTTTGGCTTTTTGTCCACATAATGGTCAGGAACAAGTAATGTCTTAGTCATCATCAGTTACCTTTTCTAGCAGGTCTTTAAGATCCTGTTCAGTTATAGCAAGTTCTCCAAGCCTCGCTCGGAGTTCCTTGAATGCGATAAAATCTGGTACAGGGCCATGACATATAGCATCTACTACCACATCTTTCCGTTCGCGAATATTCTTCAACATTTTTTCGTAGATGTAAAGCTCTGACATTACATTAACTCAAAATGAGGGCCATCTATAAACGGCCTTTTACCTTCTCCCCTACGAATATCTATATAATTCATCATAGCTTCTTCCATTGTACCTTCCCATGCAGCAATATTTGCTGTAGTCCATGCACCGCCCCAACGGACGACAACGTTAATTTCACGACATGCCTCTGCCATAGCATCAGCAATTTCATCGTAAACGCTTAACTCCCAAGAAGCACGTCCATCAATATAAGCCATAAGGTCTACTGCTCTGCCATCTAAATGTTTAGACTTCATCGTTTTTGTTGCACCTTTAGCAAATAATGACTCTTGCTCTTCTATTGTTCGTTTACCACAAATAACACCAAAATCTACGGTAGTTACAGTAATCGCTTTTTTAACAACTTTGACTAAAGTGCTGTTTACACCCTCTAATCGTTCATTGCTTCTTGTTGATAGCATAAACATTATTTAGAGATCCCCTTGTATTTCTCAAAACTTCTCAAACCACCTAACCCTAACATCCCCATCAACACAGGCATCATCTCACTTAGGTCTAAAGCAGGAATAGCAACGAGATAATTAAATTGTGCTAATGTAAACATCAGTATGGGGTGAATCACATAGTTGTATGCCATTGCAACACCACATGTCCAGCCAATAAAAGGACGCCATCCTGCTATAAAAACATTCCTGCTTTGTGCCTCTGCCTTGTTTATTTCAAGCTGACCTTTGGCAAGCTCTTGGGCATGGCGTTCTGCCATTGTAGATATTTCATGGGCAAGTTGGTTCTTTTGGTCTTTATCTTCTATAAATTTATCAAGCAGTCCTGTAACTGGTTGGACTAAAGAGCCTAATAGATTTATCATTTTTTATTCGCCCATGTGCTAAATCCCATATACGCACCGCAAAGACTAGCTAGTGCAAAGTACATAGAACTAATTAACCCACTTAACGCAGTGACTCGCTCATCACCAATTATAGGCGTACACAAAACAACAGTCATACAAACCATTAACGCAAAAGCGCAAATAGCCATGTACCTCTGCGTTTCTTGTTTATCATGAGCATCACTAGCTTGCTCTTCTTCAATAGAAATATTTCCATCGCCATCATAATCTTTTGCTGGTGTCATGCTTTTTTCCTCCCACCGTTCTTTTTCTTACTTCCTAACTTTACAAAATCTGCACGAGTTATTTTGTTTCTTGGTGGTGCTTTGTTAGCAATTTTCATTTGTTTAGGGGATAATCTTTTTACAGCCATCATACTCTCCTTATGTTGTTTTCTTTTTACTTTTGCCTTTACCAAGTAAATCAGAATCTGCTTTACGCGCTCCACCTTTACCCGAAACAAAACTTTTGACTCTACCCATAGCCCACGCATGTTGCGATGTTTTTGGTCTACTGCCAGAAGAAAAGTATGCTCCCAAACCTCTTTTGTAAACTTTATCTAATGTACCTTTAGAAAACCTACCTGCTCCAGGAATAGAACCATACTTACCAGAACTCTTTTTTGTAGGGGTCTTTTTTGTAGGGGCCATTATGATTTACTCCTTTGCTTATCAATTCGTTCCATCATAGCAGGTGTAAGTTTGCCTTGCCTATAAAGTTTCGCAGTTCTTTTTATTTCAGCCGCTCTTGCTGTAGGGTTTTTCGCACCTTGCAAATATTTCTTTGGTACACCTTTCGTCTTAGCTACTTTTTTAAATTTTCTTTTTGCGGGAGCTTTTGCCATTCTTTTTCTTCCTATTATCGGAGTACAAATTATCAAACGTAGTAACAGGATCTAAGTAAGATTCATGCCCCTCTGCAGAATGCACCCACTGTGACGGGGCAAAATTAGGAGCACCCTCACCAGTACGCCAAAGAGCAGGACTCGTAGCTCGCACTCTGTTATTCGGCAATGCTACAAAATTACCTGTCCAATTACCTGCATCGGTAAGGTAAATAACATGGGATTGTTTATGTTGTGCAGGGTCGTCTGCTATATCATTACCTGTATAATCTACAGTAAACATATATTTACCAGTGTAAAACTCACCATCTATTTTACATATCCATGGAGAAGAACTTACTCTATCCATAACAACTACACTATGGTCTCTAGATTCACAATCCCAAGGTTGGCACAAATGGTCTAACATAGGTTCAGGCCACTCTTTTAATGGTATATCGGCAACTAATGCTTCTATTGGCATTCTTGCCCACATAGCACCACCATGTATATTTTCACCAGTATCTTCAAGCTCTTCACAACCTGTAAATACAACCTGAAAACTTAACGACCTATCAGGTATTGTGTTGACTGCAAAAGCAACTGCATGAAGGTACTCGCCATGATAATCCATATGGTTACAAGTAAACTCCCTCCGCACCCAACAATTAAAATGCGGAACATTACTAATAAGATAGGGCATTACCTATCAACCTCTAGTATTGGCATTTTTCTGTTGTGCAATCCTTGCTCGCATTTGTGCAATATCCTCTGTACTATTAATCCTATCTTGGCCTAACTGGAACTGTTGCTGTTGCCGTTGTTGGTCAAGGGCTAGTTTTCTTTGGTCTATTTGTTGGTCGGCTAACATTTCCTGTTCACGCAACTGCAACTCTTGCTGTTTTATCTGCACTAATGGGTCTTGCTCTTGTGCAGGTGGTTGTGATTGTTGGAACTGAGCAAATAACTGTGCTTGCATCTGGGCAACCATAGCTTCCTGTTGCTCTGGCGGTAGTTGTTGTCCCTGCATCTGTTGTTGAACAGCAACTTTAGCTTTCAACCCTAAATGCTCGTATATATGTTTTTCTAACAATATCGCAACAGGCGGTTGTATCTGCGCTACCTTACTATTCATATATGCTAGATGCACCGCAATATGGGCATCGTGGTCCTGTTCCGGAAACGCCTGTAATGTACCTTGTCCATTCGCAACATTACTTGTTTCCATGTTTTCCATAGCAGGATCCATGGGACGTTGTTCAGGTTCCGGTTTTAGTATTTGATCTATATTATTCACACCTAACGCTTCATATACACGGTGGTATGCCTCATACAAATTGTGCATATCGGGGGCCGCTACCGCTAATTTTAACTGCTCTTGAGCTAAAACAACCCTTTGTGACATACTAAAGATGTTCGGGTCGCTTACTGGTAGTATATCTATCCTACCATCAAAATCTTGGCTTTTTATCTGCCTATCTACACCTACATCATAAGGGTAAGGCCGTGGATCTTGGGCAAATAACGCTCCCAACATTTTTAATTCATGTTTTAATGACGCATGTAGCCGTTTATGCACCGCAGAAACAATACGGCTCCCTCGCTCAAGTAACGCAATGGTTGTACCAACTGGCATTTCTTGGTTACCCTGACCAACGCCCATATCCGTCGTACCAATAAAGCGTTGTGCGGCTTCAACAACAAAACCCATTAGCTGAAACAGGGTAGCACTCGGCTCTTTGTACGGTAAGGGCATCAAAGACGCCTTTAAATCACCTCCTGGAACATCAACATCCCTAAATTCTCCAGGATTTAACGGATTTTGCTCATCTGCAATCCGCAAACCACGAGCTTTAAATCCTGCTGGCATATTTGCCAGCGTTCCTGAGTCAATTAACTGGCGTAAATTAGCCGTTGCCGTACGAGACAAGTTGCCAAGCA